GTGGGCGTTTCACATGCAAAAGAAAGGGATTCGGCGCGAAGCGCGGCGACCTTGCGTATCTCTTGCGTCTTCCTGGCCTTCGCGTTTTTGTAGAGCGCGCCTCGCTTGCTGTTGCATGGCTTGCAGCTCGCGACGAGGTTGTCTAGCTCTGAGGTGCCGCCTCGGTCGACCTCGACCAGGTGGTCGACCGCGGTCGCTGGCTTGCCGCACCAGTGGCAGGCGGCGTCATGGCCCAGTACCAGCTTGCGGTTGCGCTGGTACTGGGCCGTGTCGTATTCGCTATTCGCCATTGGCCTCGCCGAGGTCTGCGAGCGGGGCGCTGGTGACCTTGACATGAACGGCGCGTGCGAGGATGACGCCAACCATGAGAGTGCTGAATCTGTCGGCCTTTGCTTCGAGGGTGATGCTGTCGCGGTTCCAGATCGACGCGGTGTGGCCGGGCAGGTTGCGTGCGAGAAGTTGCACGCGTTCGTTCACGGTCATGTCGGCTGGCGGGTCGACGGCGTAGACGGTGGTCGAGGCGACGTAGACAACCTCGACCTGGTTGTCGGTGATGCGAACGAGGGTGGGCATGTTCCTCCTAGTCGATGTAGAGCGGGTGGGTGCCGTCGATGTAACGCCAGATGCCGTCGCGGTCGATGGCGTACTGGTGGACCTCGAAGGTCTTCGAGCCTGGGATCTTTCCGGGCTGATTGGTGAGGAGCGCTTGGGCGTGCCAGCGGCGGCCTGCGGCCATCATGACGGTGGTGCCGCTGCATGGGCCGCCAATAAGGGTGACGAGCTGGCGGTTCACGACTGGCCGTTTCTTGCTGGGCATCTGGTCATCGTAGGCCACATGCTCTGGCGGTGCCCCATTCGCGCCAGGATCCGCCTCCTAGTTTCCAGATGCGCCAGGCGCGGTATTGCTGTTCGCGTTTTGACCAGGCGGCGGGGTTGCCTGTGCCGCCCGCTCGACGCCAGGTGCTGTCGAGGAACTGAAGTCCTCCTGCGTATGGGCTTGGGTGGTTTTGCCAGTTCACGTGGTCGAGGTGCCAGCGGCCTGGGGCTTCATGCTGGTGGATGCACTTGGCTGATCGCATCCAGGTGGGGTCGGGGTGCCAGGATTGTGCTTCGCTCGAGGTCGGCCAGGCTAGAGGTGATCCGGCCAGGGCGATCCAGCTGAGGATGATGGCGATGGGGTGGCCTTTCCTTTGAGGCTGGCGACGATGGTCGGCCAGTCTTTCGGTCTCCATACGGCGGCGTCTGCGCCTGCGGTGTAGAGAAGGTCGATCCATGTGCGCTGTTGTGCGGACAGTTGTCCGCGTTGTGTTTTCAGTTCGCGGAACAGTACGCCGTGCTCCGGGTGTGCAAGGACGAGGTCGGGGAAGCCGCGAGCGTCGTAGCGGGTGGCGGTGCGCCAGGTGCCCGTTGCCGATTGGGCTTGGCCGAAGTGACTGATCAGCCAGCCGTGAAGTTTGGCGACGACGTAGACCTGGTTTTGAAACTCGGCCTCAATCATGAGAACGGGATGTCGTCGTCGGGGTCGATGGGGAGGTCTTCGCCTTCGTAGACGCTTCCGGCGTCGTAGCCGATCAAGAGGTCTGGTTCTGCGATGCCGCGGTGCCAGAGGGCGGCGGCGGCTTTCCAGTTGACGTCGGCTTCGCTGACGGTGCCGGTATTCGGGTTGGCGACGAGGTCGCGGTTCGACCACCATTGGACGAAGTTCGGATCCATATCGCGAAGACGTGTCCCTGAATGTTTTCCGAAGTGACATGCGACTTCGCCAGCGGCCATGATGCGAGCGGCTAGGTCGTTGTCAAAGCCGTTGCCCTGGTGCACGGTAACGATTGTGCTGCGGGCGCTCTCGATGACCTTCTCGATCGGCACCTTTTCTTTGACGGGCAGTGGGGCGTCGACGATTCTTCGTACCTGCTCGACGGGGTCGGCGATAACAACGGGACTGGGTCGGTTGGCTGCGACGAGCTCGCCGTCGTCGTCGGCGTCGGTGCTGATGGCCAGGAGCGCTGTGAGCGCGTAGCGCCTGGCGTACGTGACCGCCGACCCGTACTGCTGTGGCGTCGGGGCGTTGCCTGCGTAGATCCTGACCTCGCTGACGAGCTCGTCGGTGCCGTCGCTGATCCGGGTCACGACCGTGTCGGTGGCTGTCAGGTGCTGGCTCAATAGCAGGCCGTGCGCCGCAAGCGCAGGGCGGGCTGCTTCGAGGATGTGATCGAGCGTCGTGTATTTCGACTTGAAGTGCGGGTTCGTGGCGTCGCGGTGCAGGGTGCCGATCATGGCCTGGGCCAGAATGACTTTTTGCGTGAAGCTGTTTTCCATCTCGCGCGTTCCTTTCGACTCGAATCGAGAGAGAAGTCTTCTTTGAGGAAGTCTTCTCTCGTTCGTTTTCTACGGTCGTCTTCTCGTTCTTATCGACGCCTTTACGGGGCGCGGTCGGACGGGCTACGGTTCGACGGGAGACGGCCAAACCGTCTGCGGTGTTTGCAGGGGTTTTGTGCTCTAACGGTGCTTTCCGATGCGATCGTGGTCGTCAAAGTCGCCGTTCTTGCGCTCGTTGTCGAGCTTGTCCTGGCGGTGGTCGGGCGGCTCGTGGTCGCGATGGTCGCGATGGTTGCGCTGATCTTTTCGTGTGCGAGCAAGCAGATTGACGAGAGAGGCTGGGACAATGATCTGCTCAAGATAGGTGTCGTTCAATAGTTGCATCAACGGAAAAGGCGAGACCATGACGAGGCCCCATTCTTCGGTAAAGTGCATCAACAGTTCCTGCACTCGCCGGTCGCCGAGCGCGTCAGTGAAGTCGTTGAAATCGAACGGCCCTGAGGTCACTGGGTGTGTTCCTTGTCGTCGTCGTTGTCGATGTCTATTTCGTCGCTTGTTGGATCTTCTTTCGTGTCCGGCTTGTCTAGAAACATGTTGGGTACGTCGGTCACGATCATCTCGTGTGCCCATTGACCCTTCGGGCCGCGGTAGCGAATCCTGCGAATGTAGTTCGTGGTTTCCAGTTCGCGCAGGGCAGCTTGGACGTTGTCGCGGCCGTCAGGCCCAGCGTCGATCATGGCGGCAGCGGTAATGAGCCGGCCGCTCTCGTGCGACAGCATCCACACGAGAAGGCCGCGAGCGCGAAAGGTGAGCGCCTGGTCACGAGCGGCAGTGTTGCGTACGACCGTAAAGCTGGCGTGCGGGAGGACGCGGAGGTTGCGTATCTCGGTCACGGCTGCGCTGCGTTCATGTGTGGTAGCAACTCCGCCAGCTGTTCATACTTGTAAGTGCACGCGAGTACATAGGCAATCTCAACGTCAGCCAGTCCCCGAGCGCGGCACATTGCAACGTGCAGACCAACTGCTGTTTCGTGTTTACCGAAACCCCATTTTCCATGACGCGGCTGTTCTACTTTGTCGCAGTTGCTTGCTCTAAAAAGTCGGCGGCCCAGTTCCTTACGAATGTCAACCCAAAGGTATTCGCCGCCCTCTATGTGAATCTCATCGAGCAGTTCCTCGTTGTCCATCGCGTTCAGTTCAGCTTCCTGAATAACCATAAACTCTATTTCGGTCAGCGGGCGAGGGTCACGCGTCACGGTTGGCCTTCCGCTTCTGGTAGGCGGCCTCAAGGCGGGCACGGTCACGCCTGCGGTCGAGCAGCTCGACAACGCCGCCAATGAGCAGCAACGTCAGGAAGCCGATCCACCACACGTCCCAGCGGTGGTCGACGGTGAGACGCCACGAGCCGACGGCGACGCCAGCGAATACTAGGTAGTGCATGGTTCCTCCTCGTTCAGTAGGGGAAGGCGTGACGATAGCGCGGCCGTCGGTCAGCGTCAAGGGGAAGGGGGCCTTGCGGCCCCCCCAGTGTCTAGTCCCCGACCTCTCCTGAACGAGGTGTGCCGAGTATAGCGGTTGTCGCCGCTCTTCTTGCCGTTCGCGTATCCGATCGCTGTGCCGAGCACGGTCGAGATGACGACGACGACGACGGTCGGGTCGACCTTGTCGAGCGCGCACAATGTCGTGATGCTGATAAGGCTGGCAACAGCGACGAGCGCCTGGGCAAGGCTGAGATGGCGCACTAGATGTCGCGCTCGATGCGAATGAAACCCTGGCCGGAATCGGCCGAGGTGCTGCCGCTGCTTGTGTTCCACTCGCCGTTAGACGTTGCACGCCAAGCACGAATGCCGTACGCACGAGCTGCTGCCGAAGGCGTGAGACGCACCTGCAACATCAGAGTTGTGCCCTGCTGATATGCGGTCGTTCCGTTGTTCAGGTAAGCAACGCGTTGTGCTGCGGTTGCGCCGTCGTACAGATTGGCAAACAAGCCACTTCCTGCCGTGCTGCCTGTTGCCCACTGGTAGACGTACAAGCTAATGACCATCGGCGTTGCACCGTCGAACGTGATTGAGGTCGCGGTCGCCAACGTGTTGGCCGTTGCGGCCGTTGTCGCCGAGATACTGCCGGACGCTTCGGCGTTGTTGTACGTCAGCACCTTGCGAAGGTCGCGTGCGATCTCGACCCAAGCGGTGCCGTCGTAACGGAGCGTGACCGACTCACCTGCCCCTGCGGCGGTGTCGGCAGGCACCTGGGCGTAGATGCCAAGCGACCGACCGCCGGTCAGCTTGATCGCGTTCGCGCCAGCGCCGTACGTGAGCACGACAGGGACGCCGGATGCCTGACCGCTCGCCTGCACGGTGATTGTCATGCCGGTAGTGCCGCCCGTGATCGTTGCGACAGTCGTCGTGCCCGTGAGCAGGTACGTGCCGGGCGCGGTGACGGCAATGCTCGACGCTGAGGCTACGGTGCTGATGACGTTCGCGGCCGCGACAGCGACCCATGCTGCGCCGTCGTAGTACTCGGTGCTGTTCGTGTCGGTCAGGTAGCTGAACCATCCTTCCGCAAGCGTGATGCCTGCCGACGAGAATGCGGAGGTGCGTGCGGCCGAGCTGGCGAACACGAAGACGCCACGGTTGTACGTGTTGAGGTCGGCGGCCGTCAGGATCGCGCCCGCCTGGAAGTTATTCACACCGGTAATGGCCACTAGGTCTCCTAGGCGAGGATGTTGGAATCGAGGACGCCGAACGCAACGCTATCGAGCATGAACCATCCCGAGGATGTCTTTGCGCCGAGCGTGAAGGTCATCACGTGCCGCTGCCGGTTGATCGTATGGGCGAGCCCTTCGATCGCGTAAAACTCAACGATCGAGAGCGGGGCGCCGACGTCGAACGTGCGCTCGACCTCGACGGCGTCGCCGAGGTCAGTCTGCAACAGGGCGTGCTGATGGGCAGCGATGGCCTGGACGACGGGCACCTCGACGGTGCGGACGTTCGTTGTCTCCTGGCAGTAGATGGCGAGGAGGTACTCCGCGAGCGCCAGGGCGTCGGCCTCGGCGAGCAGCTCGCCCGCGTCGATGTTGAGAACACCGGTGAAGTCGAGGTAGCAAGCAACGTCGCGGGCGGTCTGGACGGCTCCGGCCGAGTCGAGGACGTTCACCTGCGGGTAGACCTCGGCGGCCGTCTCAAGCGTGATCGTGGAGTATTGGACGCTGTCAAGGTTCGGCGTGAGCGTGTACGTCGTAACCGGGTTCGCGTTCGTGTACCGCTGCTGAAAGGTAAGCGCGCCAGTAGCCGAGGTGTAGAACTCTCCGCCTTCGGCTGCCGCGACTCGTTGCAACAGGTCGATCAGGCTTGCGCCAGCGCTTTCGGTGCGCTCGACCGCGGTCACGGTGCCGGTGTCGATATCTGTCGTGCCGGTCACGGTGGCGAGCGCCAGGATGTCGTTGACGCGCGTACCAGTGAGTGCGGCAGCGAAGACGGTGTCGGCGTCGAGGGCTTGGCGGGCGAGTTGGGCGAGGGAGTCGGTTGCGACGAACTCGGCGACCTGGAAACCGCCGGGCTGCATCGAGTAGGCGATCTGCTCAATGGTGCCGGTGAACAGTTCGTGCCATGTCGGCCCTGTCTTGCGGAACTGCACGATGACAGGGCGGCCCTTTGAGATGTTGCCGTAGTACGGCCCTGCGGTGTTCTGTGGATCGTAGTCGCGCGCCTGGTCAAGAAGTCTTAGCGCACATGATCCGGCGGTGGTGTTGTCGACTGAACGGGCGCGGCCGCGAGCAATGTCGATGTTGATGACGTCGTCGGTAACGTCGGCATAGGTGTACGTGGCCGGGTCGAGGCCGAGCGTTGCGCTGTCGAGTTCGGCGAGGCCGGGAATGTCAAGGTGTAGCTCGGTGTAGTCCTGCACGAAGCCGATCAGGACGCGGTACTGCGTGCCTGGGTTGGAGACGACCTCGGTCATGGGATCCACCGGGCCGGTAGCGCGCCGTTGCGGAGCGTCCAGGCGTTCAAAGCGTCAACGATGGTCTGGCCGACTTGCGCGCCGTTCGTGCCGATTCCGGCGTTGACGGTGAGATTCACTCCGGCGGAGCGGTCTGCGCCGCTAGTGGCAATGCCTGCCGCCCGAATGGCGTCGGCCGGTGTGCTGACCCCTCCGACGGGAGCGGCGGCCTGGGCGAGGCGGGCTGCAGCAATGCCTACGGCTGATTCCTTGCTGGAGAGGCCGTCGGCAAATAACTGGCCGAGGTTGGCAGCGGCCTGGGCGAAGTCGGGGCCGAACGAGGTTTTGAACAATCCCATGAGGACTTTGTGTATCTCGATGTACTTGCCCGGCTGCTTGTCGAGCTGCTCGCCGAGGTCTTCGAGTTGCAGGTCGAGGGCTTCGCGGCGGGCGCTGCGCTCATTGTCGAGGTCAGTCTTCAGGGTGTTGTAGCTGTTCTCGGCTGCGGTCTTTGCGGTCGCGGCTTCGTCCTGGACGGCCTTCTCGGCGATGTCGGCGGCCTGTTGGGCGGCGGTGCGCTCCAGGTCGGCACGGTCGCGGGCGGCCTTGCGTTCGGCGTCGGCCAGCTCGCTCAACGCCTTCAGCGAGGTTTCGGCTCGCATGTCGGCGAGGTGGAGCTCGGCCTCGGCGATCGCCTCGGTGTCGTTTTCCTTGCGGGCGGTGGCGAGCTGCTTCTCGGCGGCGGCGAGGTTGCGGGCGGCGAGGATCTGGGCGCGGTCGGCCTGTGCGGCGGCTAGGGCGACCTCGGCCGGGGTGAGCGCCGTCTCTTGCGTGCTGATGCCGGTAAGGGTGTCGCCGAGCTTGGCGCGAATGGCGTCGACGCTCTGCGTCAGGGTGCGTTCGATGCCGTCAAGGGTTGCGGAGAGGTTCGAGTCGATGCCGCGCGCCAGGCGTTGCGTCTCAGCATCGTAGGCGCGAAGGGCGTCGCTTGAGAACCGGCCAAACGCTGTATCGAGCGCGCTCGTCAATGTGGCCTTCAGTTGGACGGCTTTAGCCTTGAGGGCGTCGGCGGCCTTCTGTGTGGCTGCTGCGGCCTTGTCGGCGGCCGTCTTCGCTGCGTCGGCGGCCTTCTGTGTGGCTGCTGCGACCTTCTGTGTGGCTGCTGCAACCTTAGAGCCGGCAGTCTCCGCTGCGGCCGCGGCCTTCGTGCCGCTAGCGGCAATGGCGGCGGCGGGATAGCTCGCGATGGCGGACTGGGCCGGGTCGCCGCCGAACGTTTTGTTCGCAACCTTGACGGCGTCGAGGATGCCGCCGAGAGCGCTCTTGACCTTGTCGCCGCTCTTGCCGTTCGCAAAGTCGATGGCCTTGAGTTCTAGGACGTTCATGCCGTTGCCAAACTTCGCTATCGCCTTTTCCCATTCGGAAAACTGTGCTGCGTCTTTCTTGCCGAACGGCCCCATCGCTTTAGCTAGTAGGTGTCCGGCCTTCACGATCAGGTAGGCAGCAGTCGTGACAACTTTCGCGACCTCGGCGAAGGTGGCGACAATAGCGCCGCCGACAAACTTGGCGCGCTTTGCCCAAGTTTCCATAGATTCGCCCGCAGTCTTCGACGAGGTCTGAATGGCCTCGTAGGCGACGACGACGGCGGCGGCCGCCAGGGCAAGTCGAACAAAGATGTTGGCCTTTACGACGGTGTTGAACACAAACTGGGCGGCGGTCGCGAGCTTCGCGATGGCGGTGTACGCCTTCATGGCAACATTGATTGCGATGATCGCTCCGGCCGTGCCGAGGATAACGCCGGTCGCGATCAGAAAGACGCGCGTATTCTCCTGCGCCCATGCTGCAACCTTCTGCAAGATCGGAAGGAGCTTGTTCAGGATCGGCAGGAAGGTCGCGCCGATCGCCTCGCTCGTCTCGTCCATCGCAATGCCGAGGGCTTTCATACGGCCTTCGGCGGAGTTGGCCGCGGCCTTAGCTGCACCGTTGAACGTGGCTGCTAGTTCCTTCTGCGCCGCCTCGAAGTCGTTCGTCTTCTTTGTGTTCGCCGAGAGGGGCACGCCGAGCTTTGTAAGTGCGCCGACGTTGCCGAGCGATGCCTTCGCCAGAGCAAGGCTGACGGCCTCAAGGTCTTTGCCGGTGGCGGCGCTGACGTCCTGCGCGAGCGTAAGCAGTTCCTGCGCCTTGCTGACATCCTTGGTGGCACGCACAAGGCTTGCGAGGGCGGGGCGCAGCTTGTCGTCGGCGGTCGCGGTTGCGATCGACTGCGACGTGATCCACTTCTCGTTCTTGGCGATCGCTTCGGCAGTGGCACCCGTCGACGTGACGAGCTGCTTCGCGAGGAGCTCCTGCGCCGCCTGGTCGTTGATCGCCGCCTTGATGCTCCCCTCAAGGGCGAGCCCTAGTGCGCCGACGACAGCAACGGCGGGCAAGAATGCGGACTGGAATGCTGCGCCGGTCTTCGCGCTGATGGTCTCCAGCTCGCTGAACTTCTTGTTGGCGGCGTTCACTCCGGCCGCGTTGAACGTCGACAGGATCGGAACGATAATGCTCATGCGAGTTCCTTCGTGAGCCGGGCGCTGACGGTGTCAAGGATGCCGCCGACGACCTGCTGGATGTGCGGCAGTTCCTGCTCGGCAGCAGGCCACATTCCGCGCGATGCCCCGTGGATCTTGTTGAGGTTCGAGATCATGGCGCGGCCTGCCGGAGTGTTGCCGGAAGACTTGCGACCGGCCATGTCGAGAATGGCACCCATCGCGTCAGTCTGCACAACGGCGACGAGGAGATACGTGCCGTCGGAGCGGCGCTTGCCGCCGGTCTTGATGACGACCTTGTTACGCGTTTTGCCGCGTGCGTTCCAGCCTGCGACCGTTCCCCCGGTCGACCTCGTCCATGACCGTGAGAAGCCGCTCAGGGGCGGCTCAAGGGGCACGTACTCGCGCGCCTTCTGTTGCAACGGCTTTGCGGCGGCGCGTATGTCTTTCTTGACTTGCTTCTGGAACTCGGGGTCGAGCTTGCGAAGCGTCGTCAGCGCTGCGGTCACTCCCTCTACTTTCATGGTGGCGCCGATGCTCATTCGGAAAGCAGCTCCGTAACGGTGTAGAGGTCGCGAGTGTCGAACTCAATGTGCGGGGGGAAGTAACCCGTGCGGGCGAGCACCTGGGCGAGGAGCCGTCGGTGCGTCCCTACTTCGTAGGTCCCACCGGCTCGGTGGTGTCGACCAGGTCGAGGCTGACGAGCTGCTGAATGAACTGGTCGAGATTTTTCGGCACCTCGGCGCCCTGCTGGACAAGGGTGGCGTGGGCGAGGAAGAACAGGTCGTCCATGCCGATGCCGTCGGTGGCGATCTGCGGGATCTTGCGGCTCGTCTTGCGTTCCCACTGTGCCAGAGACCAGAGCGACGTGACGATGCGCTCTGGCCCCTGGCCGTAGTCGAGGTCGAGCGTCAGCACTAGCTGTACGTCCGCGTCACGGGGCCGTCGAGGACGAACGTGATCGAGGTCGTGAGGGCGTCGCCTGCGGGGCCGCCGACGGTCGGGAACTGCGGGATGCAGTTACCCGTGAAGGTGGACTGGTGCGTGCTGTCGACGTTTGAGGCGACCATCTCGAAGCCGATCGAGGTTCCGGCCTCGGCGGCGACCCAGAGGGAGTCCATGAGACCGGCCGATGCGGCCAGCTCGGCCCAGTCGGTGTAGACGGTCGTGTCGAGTGTGCCGCCGACGTTCGTCACGATCGACGTTTGACCCGACAGGGTGTCGTACGTTTGCACGGTGTTCTGCTGGTTCAGGACGACGGTGCTCGCCTGGTACTCATAGCTCTCGCCGTCGATCTCGAAGGTGATCGAGCGGCCGTTGTTGATGACGGTGGGCATGGTGCCTCCTAGGACTGAATCGTGTAAGTGACGGTGAGGTCGTAAGACGGGAAGTCGCTGGAGCCGACTGTCGTAGTGGACGGTGATCCGCTCACGACGTTGATGGCGGCGACAGCGTCGTCGGCGAGCTGCATGAGGAGCTTCGCGGCGTCACGGTTGCCGGGGCCGGGGGCGATCAGGTGCACGATCGTCGTCGTGTTGATCATGTGCGGGTTCACGACGAGGAATGAGGGCGGGTCGATGAGCGCGCACGGCGGCTTGATGTTGCGGGGATCGGTAGCGCTCACGATGCCTGCGGCTGTGAGTCCTGCTTGGATGACGTCGACGGCTTCCTGGAGCATGTCAGGCGATCTGGGGGCGGCCGATGGCGAGGAGACGCATGATTTGGCCCATGCTTGCGACCGGTGCGCCGGTGCTCATCTCGCCGAAGCTGGCGAACGAGTCAACGGAGCCGCGCTCGCGGTAGAGCGATCCGGCGTACATGATCGTGCCGAGGGTCACGGCTGCGTTCGGTGACTCCTCGGGGTCGTCGTCGTATCCGGCCTCAAAGCGGCGCCGGAACGCCCAGCTATTCGCCGCCGCCGTGCATAGGGTGACGAACGCTTCGTCGTCGACAGAGGCCGGGTCGACGCCCAGCCAGTCGAGGACGTCAGCGTCCGTGACCCATATGCACTCGACGATCGGCATTAGTCCGTGAGGGCGGTGAGGTTGTCGCCGGAGATCGCCAGGGTGGCAAGGTAGCCGCGGTAGGCGAGCGTCGTGGTGAGCACCGACGGGTTCTCAGCGCGGAGAAGACCCTTGAGCTGCTCGTAGATCTCGAAGCCGCGCGAGTTGCCGAGAATGCACGTCTCGGCGGCGAAGCCGCTCGACACGATCAGCTGGACGCCCAGCGGGTTCGACATGAAGCTGCCGAGGTTGAGCGTGCCGGGCGCGTTCGACGGTGCGTACGACGGAAACACCGGGCGACCCGAGCCGTCAACGAGCGATCCGAAGGACTGCCAGCGGTCGGGGGAGAGCGCCAGGAAGTTCGGAAGGACGTTAGTCGCGGACGCCTGAACGGCAGCGGCGGCGTACAGGGCCGCGAGGACACTCTCCGGGTCGGTGAAGTCGACCCCGGTGTCGGTCGCGCCGACGCCAGCAAGCAGCTCGCCGCAGACGTACTCCTCGGTCTGGTTCGCGTAGATGCGTGCCATGTCGGTGATAACGGCGTCGATCATGCTCGGCTGCGTCCAGTCGATGACCTGCTCGGACAGATCGAGCGTGCCGCCGAACGTCAGCTTGGTGACCTGGACGTCGTCGATCTCGAGGGCGGTCGAAGAAAGCTGGTCGCCCTGGGCGGCCTGCTCGGCGACCGACACATGCACGGAGATGACGGGGCGGATGAAGATCTTGCCGCCGGGCGGCATGGCGCGCGTGCCGAGCCCAGTGACGAGGGGACGGGCGGCTTCGATGGCCGAGAAGACTGCGCCGAGGATCGGCGTCGGCACGATGCCGGGCACCTCGGTCGTGGTGTCGAGCGCAACCGTGGCGCGAATGTTCGCGAACTCGGTCGGGTTCGTCTTCATTGCCGACAGGTACTCGCCGACCGATGCGGTGATGCGCTGGGCGGGGCGATGCTGGGCGGCGATGGTGCTGCCGGTGAGCTTGGCCGCAATTGCGGTCGGCGTCACTTCCTCGACCGGCTCATCGGCCGGAGGGGCGGGCTGCTCGATCTCACTCATGATGGTGGTCTCCTGATGGTGCGTAGCTTGAACGTCGGAAATCTTCGCTGCGGTGAAAGCGCCTTCGGTAACAAGCGAGAGCTCTAGCCAGTCGCCCGCGGTCACGACCATCGTCGCGCCGTCCATCGTCCAGGCGGTTGGCTTCACGCCGACGCTTACGCTGTCGAGGACGCCGTCGAGGGCAAGGGTGAGGGCGTCGCTACCGGCAGAGGTTTGCGAAACCTTTGCCTTGAATGCCATGCCCTGATCGGTTGAGACGCGCTCGACGACGAGGCCGACTGGGCGGCTGAGGTCGTGGAACTCGATGAGCTTCGGCGGACGGCCGTCGGTGGCAAGTGATCCGGGCGCGAACCTGACGACCTGGCCGTCGTTGACGGTCGCGTCGACGTTCCACGGGACAGCGAGGCCGGTAATGGTGCGCGTGTCGCCTGCGGCCGAGGTGTCGAGCTGAAGGGAGGTGGGGACGCTAAACCTGAGCAATGTCTACCGCCTGTTCGAGGGAGGTCGTATGGCCGAGCGGGTCGCGAAGCCAGACGCCGAGGCCGAGCTTGCAGTAGCGGCCTCTAGGTAGGACGTTCGGGCCGGAGAGCGTTTGCTCAATGCAGTCGATGTACGGGCGTGCCCCGAACGTGACGAGGTCGCCTCGGGCTTGCTCGGCGTTCTGGTACGTGTAGCCGCCGACTGCAACACCGACGAGGTACGGGGGAATGTTGGCGAGGCGTGCCATCTCAAGCGCCTGATACTGGCGGGCGTCGGCGAGCTGCATTTTCGACGGGTCGGTCGAGGACTCCACCCATTTCACGGACTCGTTGAGTGCGCCTATGGCGTTCTCCTGGCGCGCTGTTGCCCAAGCGGCCGCGAGGTCGGCGAGCTCGTCGCCGGTCATAGGCTCGCCGCCGACCTGCTGCAAGTATCCGGAGGGAATCTCGGTGAGGCTGAAACGGTCGGCGGCGGCGTCGAGGCGGTAGGCAGTGCGAATCGCGCGCGGCGCGGTGTAGATGAGGCCGGTGATCGGTGCGAGGAACTGGACGAGGTCGCCGCTGGGGATCTGCTGGCCGCCGAAGGTGACCTGCGGGGACGGGCCGAACCATTGTGGCGGCTGTTGGTCGCCGGTCTGAATGTCGGCGGCCGGGAGCCAGGTGAACGAGGCCGGATAGCCGTTCGCGTACCTTGAGGTGATGAGCCAGAACGCGCGGCCGAAGAACAGGAGGTCACTGAAGGTGTTCGCCAGGAGGAAGTTGCGCGTCACGGCCGGGTCTGGCCTGTCCATCCATCCGGTAGGTGCAAGGTCGATATGCGACGTCTCGCCGGTGACGGGGTCGAGCTGCTGCGCGTATTGCTCGATGGTCGCAGCGCCGACGACTGACGCGAGAAGGTCGCGAGCACGCGAGATCGTCGGGACGGCCATTGCGTAGTTGACGGCGGCCGACTGCGAGAACTGCACGAAGCCTTGCTCGCTGGTCGTTGAGACTCCGGCGGCGGCCTTCACCTCGACCGCGGGCGCGACAGACTTGAAGGGATTCCGCATATGCAGGAAAATATACAGCTATACACTGGACGGCATGACTACTTTTGAGATCAAGCTGTTAGCGGCCGCCGCCGCCGAGGTTGGCGTTCACGAGCACGAGCCGAACGCAGGACCGAAGATCGACGCATGGCTGCACGCCGCCGGTGTTGCATCCCCGAATCCGTGGTGCGCCGCGTTCGTGTTCGCCATGTGCAAAAAGGCCGGATGGAAAGGCAAGGTCGAGCACCCCGCAAGCTGCGACGGCTGGTTGACTTGGGCGAAGGCGAACGGGAAGCTAGTGGCGCGGCCCCGGATCGGCGACCTCGTTGTCTACAACTGGGACGGCGGAGCGCAGGATCATATCGGGATCGTGACGAGCGCCAGGGCGATGTCGAGCGGTCGCTTCACGCTCGCCACGATCGAGGGCAACACGAACATCGGGCACGGCGAGTCCGACGGTGTTTACCGTCGTGCGCGCACGATCGAGGCCGCCAAAGTCAAGTTCATCCGGCTCTATGCGGTAACGGCGTAGCCCTCCGGCTCGACGCCATCGCAGGTTTACTCGCCGAGACCGGTCGAGCTGCAACGCTCGCCGACCACACAAGGCAGCGGGCGAGCTCGACCGGCCCCGGCGACTTTCTAGAGGAGATCACCCAGCCGTCCTTTGTAGGGACGGCAACCGCGCGTCCGATCTGCTCGGCGAGCTGCACGTCGCCGTTGTGGCGAATGCGTCCCTGGATAATCAAAGCGCGCGCGGCCGATGTCCACTTGCACGATTCGGCGTAGCCGACCGTCGAGCTGCGACGTTCCACAATGTGCGGCATCGTCGGAGCGAGGGAGACACCGATGAGGGCGCGCGTCGTCTTGTCGGCCGCCAGCTCCTCCACGACCCATTCCCACAAATCGTTCAGGGTGACGGCCTGGTGCGCGATGCTCACGTGGATCGTGTCGCCCACGGGTACGGATCTGACGGCGACGTAGCGGGTCTCATCGAACGAGCCTTCGATCGCGAGGACGCCTCCCGTTGTCTCGACGTCGTCGATGGTTCCCTCCTCCCACTTGCCTGGAGGTATCCAACTATCGACAGCACCGACCCACATGTTCAGGGACGACCGCAAGAAGGCTTGGCGGTTTGGGCCTGCGCTTTCACGCTCCAGCACCTCCGGCCTCAGGGTATGGCCGAGTGCAGGGTTTGCCCATGCCCAAGTGGCAGGGTCGAGAGGATGCGCGCCAGCAGGAGGCGACCATTCCGCGAAATAGAGCCCTTTTGCTTTCGAGTCGATGGCAGCGATGCCTTGCTCGCGCCACCGAATCATCACCTCGGAGCCTTCATGCCCCGCCGTGCTCCACATCGAGAACAGCGGATCAGGGCGCGCGCGCTGCGCTGGCATGAGTCCCTGCTCGACCACGTCACTGCCAATGTCGAAGACCTCGTCGGCGGTCACCAGGTCGATGCTCAGTCCGTGACCGGCGTTGTTGGTAGCGGCCTGCAACATCCATTCGGAGCCGTCAGGCATCTTCACGCGCTCACGGCCAGCAGACCAAAACACTTTGCCGCCAAACTTCTCCTCCAGGATGGGCGCAAGCTGGCGAAACATGACGGCCAAGAGTTTCTGCGTATGGGCGGTGCTGACGACGAGTTGCTTGCCGTGCGTCTTCGACCGCTCGGTCAACCACCAGCCGATCAGGGCGGTCAGGCATACGCTCTTACCGTTCTGACGGGCAACCGACACAAGGCTGACGGTGTGCGCCAGGCGGCCGTCGGCGGTGTACGCAAGCTGACCGGCCAGGGCGTGGCGTTGCCATGGCATGAGCGTCAGGCCGAGGTGCTTTTCTGCCCACCCCCAAACCTCGGCACCATAGCTTCCAGCCGAATCAGTCGCCATCGACCGGAGCCTCGGCAAGTCATGGCTGATCGGAGTCGCAACGTCGGCTTCGGGGAGAACTCGCCGCA